GAAGTACTTGGCAATGCCAGCATTGTTGGAGACACACGAAGACCCTGAGAAGTGGGTTACCTTGTGGCCAGCATCAGATGCTCCATTTGATGGACAGACAGAATCAGATTTGAATAAGGATGGACTATACCCTAGATGGAATGGTCGTAACCTTTACAATGAACGACAAGCAATGGATGCATCTACCTGGGCGCTGGTTTACCAGCAGCAGGATATATCAGATGATGCAATCTTTGACCCAGTATGTGTGCGAGGTTCTATAGATGGTATGCGTAAAGCAGGTCGCTTGGTTCCTGGTCACCCAGGCCATCCGCGTGACCTTAGTGGCTTTTCAATTATTTGTGGTCTTGATCCCGCTATGGTTGGTGATACAGCCGTCGTTTGTTACGCTATTGATCGGGTTAGTCATAAACGCTATATCGTTGATGCTATTAAGATTACTCGTCCTACGCCTGCTGCAATCCGTCAGATAATCTTTGACTGGACTGCGCTATACCAGCCCACCGAGTGGATTGTAGAAAAGAATGCTTTCCAATCATTCCTTACGCAAGATGAGGGAATCCGTCAGAACCTGGCCTCTCGGGGAGTGCTACTGCGGGAACACCATACTGGATCCAACAAATGGGACTCAGGCTTCGGTGTTGCATCAATGTCAACTTTGTTCGGCACCAAGCAGCACGACGGTAAGCACCATAGAGACAACCTTATTCACTTACCTTCTGACCAAACTGAAAACATTAAGGCGCTCATCGAGCAACTAATTACCTGGTCGCCTAGTACTAAGGGTAAGACCGATATGGTGATGGCGTTATGGTTCTGTGAGATTAGAGCACGCGAGATGCTTAACCAAGGTATGCACAAGACGCACCATATGAAGAATCCATTCCTATCTCGTAGTGAGATAGGCAAACGAACAGTTATCAACATAGATGAACTGCTCGCAGAAAAAGATCGTACGTTCATCTAACTAGGAGATAACAATGGCAAAGACATTAAAAGACAAGGTACAGAAGGCGCGCTTTAATGCAAGCCCTGGTGAGGTTGCGATTGCAGCAGGTCAAACAGTTTATCGCAATGCTAAAACAGCAAAAGTAAATCTTAATATGGGTGAAGAAGAAAAGGCCAAGAAAACTCTTACTCCACGTATGACTCAAGATCGCAACAAAACTCTTGCTCGTGGCGTTGCTATTGAAAAGCGCGAAGCAAAGAAGGCTGCAGCAAAGCGTGCAGCAGCGGCTATTGGCAACTCTCCAGCAATGAAAAAGAAGGCAGCAATGGCTAAGCCAACTACTAAGAAGGCGGGCAAAAAATAATGGCACAAATGAGAAAAACAAAAGAGCAAATTATGGCAGAACGTGCTGCAGCAGCAAAAAGAAAACCTGAACCTCTAAAGCCTAAAGTTAGAAAAACACAAGCACAAATTGATGCTGAACTTTCTGCTGCTAAAAAGGCTGCCGAGAAGTATAGAGCAACACGTCCTTCAAAAGAAAAACTTGCTGAGATGTACAACGCGCAGCAGTCTCGTATGGGTCGATCAAAGACTGTAGCACCTAAGCCAACAGTCAAGCGTCCTAGTGCAAAACCAGCACCTCTAGGTACACCTGCACCAAAGCCAAGTGGTCGTATCACTCCAATGCCTAAGACTACAAAGAAGGCTCCTGCGACAGCACCTAAGAAGCAACAGAAGATGACTCCTCAAGATGAAGCAATGAAGAAGATCCTTGAGAAGAAATACGGCAAGATCTACGGATAAGGAAAAAAATTGTTATCAACTAAAGAGGTAGTAGCCAAGGTTAATCGCCTACAAACGCGCTACTCCGCACGTGACCAGAGAATGCGTGATGTGCTCTCTGTACGTCAGGGAGACATTAGCAAGGTTTACCCTGCAATGTTTTCAGAGGAATACCCAAAGCCTCTAGTTGCTAACTTCATTGACGTAGCAGCACGTGACCTTGCAGAAGCAATGGCACCGCTACCATCATTTAACTGTGCTGCAACCAATATGGTTTCAGACTCAGCACGCAAAGCAGCAGACACACGTACTCGTATTGTTAACCATTACATCAGTGCATCTGAACTACAAATTCAAATGTACACTGGTGCTGACTGGTTTAATACTTACGGTATGTTGCCAGGCATTGTGGAGATGGACTATGAAACCAATAATCCGAGAATACGTTTGCTTAATCCTTTTGGTACTTATCCTGAAATTGATAGATTTGGTCGTACCGTCTCGCTCACGCAGGTAATGGCATCTGATGCTGAGACACTTGCAATGCAGTACCCAGAGTTCTATGACCAGATTATGCCAAAGAATGTTTACTCTCCTGGCTCACCTTATGTCTCACTAGTTCGCTATCACGACAAAGACCAAGATTTAATCTTTATCCCAGAGCGTAAGAACCTAGTACTCTCAAACATTCCAAACCCTATTGGTAAGTGTATGGCATACGTTGCTATGCGCTCATCTATCGATGGTGAAGCACGTGGACAGTTTGATGATGTTCTATCAGTTCAACTTGCTCGTGCTCGCTTTGCAGTATTGCAGATCCAAGCAGCAGAAAAATCTATCCAAGCACCTATTGCTATTCCACAAGATGTGCAAGAGTTGGCACTTGGACCAGATGCAATTATGCGTTCTGCTAACCCACAAGGTATTCGCCGTGTTCCTTTGGAACTACCACCTGGAGTCTTTACAGAATCAGGTGTATTAGAGCGTGAACTACGTTTAGGTTCTCGTTACCCAGAGGTTCGCTCAGGTAACATTGATGCCTCTATCGTTACAGGTCGTGGTGTACAAGCACTACAGGCAGGCTTTGATACACAGATTAAGTCAGCACAAGCACAGTTTGCTCGTATGTTTACAGACCTTGCTTCTCTTTGCTTTGAAGTAGATGAGAAGATCTTCGGCAATATGCAGAAGGAAATCAAGGGCGTAGACGACGGTACTCCATTCAATATGAAGTACATCCCATCAAAGCAGATTGATGGTAACTACGGTGTAGATGTTCGCTACGGAATTATGTCTGGTATGGATCCAAACCGTGCCATCATTGCTTTACTACAAATGCGTTCAGACAAACTCGTATCTCGTGACTATGTACGTCGTGAGATTCCAATGGAGTTAAATGTAACGCAGGAGGAACAACGTGTTGATATTGAAGAAATGCGCGATTCTTTGCGGGTGGCTGTTGCTCAGTATGCTCAAGCCATTCCAGCCCTTGCAGCGCAAGGTCAGGATCCTTCGCAAATCATTACGCGTATCGCAGAAGTTATCCAAGGTCGCCAAAAGGGACTCCAACTAGAAACTATTATTGGTAAGGCATTTGCGCCAGAACCAGCGCCAGAGATGCCAGTAGCACCAGAACTAATGTTAGGTGCACCTCAAGTTCCAGCAGCGGGAGCACTCCCTGCCCCTGCCTCGCAGCCAACTCCAGAACAACCAGGAGGCGCACCCGCTGCTGCTCAACGTCCAGATATAGGCCAACTACTAGCCGCCATTGGCGGGGCAGCATAAAGAGGGGGTGTAAATATGAACAAAGGATCACGTGCAGCAGCACCAATGTCAAAGCCAGTCGAAGGCAAGAAGGATACTTCTAAGCCAGCAGGTGGCAAGGTAGTACCATCAATGATGCCAGCAGGTCGTCGCGGCAACGCGGTAAAAAAGGGTTAATATAATTCTAATGAAAGGTACTGGGCGTGGAAAATAATAACAATGATGTTCCGCGTCCAGTACACTTCGCTGATTTTTTAGTTACCCTTTCAGGATTTGCACACAACATTGCATCATCTGTATCTACATTTACAGAAGAGATAATGGAAATAGCAATCTACAATGCTAATAGAAACTCTAAAGTCAATAAGGCTTGGGAGCAATTTACAAATGATTTAGAAAAGATACAGGAGGAAACCGATGGTAGATAACCCAATCAGGGGCGTATCAGGTCCTGGCAAATTCTCCGTTCGTACAGATTTACCAGCATCAGAAAACTACGGTGACCGTAAGGCTATGGCAGAACAAATAGCAGGAGCACCAACCGCTAGAACACCAGATGTTCGCGGATTACCTACAGGTCAAGTTCAGGCTGCAGCACAGGCTGCGCCACAACCACCTATTACAGAATTATATGCACCAACACAACGTCCAGATGAACCAATCACATCAGGTGTTGCAGTAGGACCAGGCCCAGGACCAGAGGTAATGGGTTATGCAGGTCAGTCAGAAAAACTATCTGACATTTTATCTCAAATGCTTCCATACGATACAGATGGTGAAATAGCAATCCTTTACCAGCAAGCCGTATCTAGAGGTCTGTAATGGCAGAAACGCCAAAGAACTCTAACCTTGCACAAGCAGCATTTCGTGCAGGATTAAACCCATCTCAGACACGTCAGATTGATGGCCTTGCTTCAGCATTGTCTACACATCAACGTCTATCTGATTTGCCTAAGCAATATGCAGCCGAAGAGTTTAACAAGTTACCTAACAACAAGAAGCAATCACTTGTTGCAATGACTGGTACTAGTAAGCCTGACGATGACCCAAATCGTTCTTGGTTAGAAACTGGTGCTCACTACGCATTCACACCTTTTAAGGTAGCAGCAAAAACTTTATTTGATGTGCTTGATTATGCATCCGATACGATGACACGTGTCTACCGTACTGGTGCTATCGCTGCAAATGAGAACATTAACTTCGGTGATGCGTGGGGTAAGGCAGGTCGTGATGGTGAGAACGTATTCATCCAGGACCGCATTAACACTGCAGTATCTCGCTATGGCTCAGCACGTGTAAACGTAGCAAAGCGTATTGCTGCAGGTGTTGCTCCAGAAATTATCTTTGCAGAAGCGCAGAACGAAGAAGAAAAGCGCATCGCAGCAGAAGCACAGCAAAGCGAAACAGGCGACATTATTGATCCGCTACTTCGTGATGCAGTAGCAGAAGTAAACGCTGCTAAGTATTCTCCAGGTCGTCAGTTAGCAAATCTATTTTTACCTCGTGACCTTGAAGGTGACGGGATGCTCTACTCCTGGATTTCAGGTGCAACAGATGCAACCTACCGTTTGTTTATGGATCCAACCCTTGCTCTCGGCAAGGCACGCAAGATTTATCTTGGTGGATCACAGGCTCTTAAGGTTACTGGTAAGTATGCAGCAACTGCAAAACTTGGTAGCGCCGAGAAGGTATCTAAGTACTTTGATACTACAGATATCTTTGGTACAAAGAATGTACAGAATTTATGGACAGATTACACAGAGCGTTTTACTAAGTATGCTGCAGCAAAAGAGTCAGGTAAAACTGAGGATATCCTTGCAGCACGTCAATCATTAAATGATTTAGCACCAGAACTACAAGATGATTTTATCGTATCTTTCAAGTCATTTGGCGAGAAAGAGTTCGGTGGCAAGTGGGATCTAGATACTGCTAAGGCTTATCTATCAGATGCCTCAAAGGTAGAACCTATGCTCTACGGTCAAGCAGGTGCTCGTATTAAGTTGGCACCACGTATGACACCAGCACGTAAGGCAAGAGTACTTGCGCTAACAACTGGTCGACGTGTATTTGATCTGGACAAAGATTCACGTGCGCTAATTCGTACAATGGAAATGACAGATGAGGATGCGCTCCTTTCTGCTGTAGTAGGTAGCGAAACGTTATCTCCAGTAGATGCAGGCGCAGAGTTTGCTGGCAAGATTATTAAAGGTCGCCAGGAAATTAAGCGATTTACTCCAGAGTATTTTGCTGACCGTATTGATCGTATCAAGGCCAAATTCACACCTATTGCTTCCCTGATAGATGATGAAGCATTTGACCATACATCAAAGACAGCAGCAAAAGATTTCTTTAATTACTCACGTATGGCTTTAGGTTCATACCACGCACGAGCATTTACTGAGATCTATTCATCAGCAGATCTTGGTCAACGCAAAGCGATGATGAAGGGTATCCAGTCAACTGTTGGAAACCTTATCGGTCTAGACAAGACCGAAGGTGGACGTAAGTTGCTCAACGCTATCCGAGATGACGTATTCTCTGGCGCTACATACTCAGCACGTTCTGCAGATGGATCTATTCCATCAGAGGTTGACGGTATTGACAGTGCACTTTACTTTGCACAGACATCTAATGTATCTCGTGTTATCGGTTTACGTGATATGCAGCGCTTTGCAGGACGTGAGTCCTTCCTAAGCCGTGTATTAGGTATGCAGTACAAAGAAGGCGCAGAGCGCACAGTAGATGCGTGGACATTTGGAACTATCGCAGGTCCTCGTTTCCCAGTACGTAACGCTATTGAAGATTACACAATGGGTATCTTGAATGGTCAGTCAGTTCTTTCAACTGCACGTTCACGTCGCACAGCAACTAAGATTCGCTTAGGTTCTGGACAAGACCTAGGTATGATTAACCGTGTTGCTAAGCGCAAGGACGTAGAGTATTTTAGAACTCGCCTTGCTGCAGTCAATGGCGAAGTAGGTGCTACTGATGATCTTGTTAAGCGTGGCATTCTTTCTAAGGAAGAAGTTGCTACCTATCGTGGATTAACACCACGTCAAAGATTAGAGCAACGCCGTATCATTATGGCAGAGGCACTACTGGGTTCTAAGATTGATGATGTTGCTAACGCAGATATTGTCGACAAACTGCCAGGACACATCAAGGACTTTGTTAAGTACGGAAATCTAGAAGCACTACTGCGTGGAGCAGGAGAAGGTGCATCTAATGCAATTAGCGGGCTAAACGCATCATCACGTGCCGTAGCAACTGCAGACCGTAATGGAAAGACCGTTGCACTTACATTTAATGGCACACCAATGCGCCCAATAGGTGGCAGTGATTTTGGTCAGAAGTCTTTAATTGATGACCAAGGCAAACTTGCTTGGGGCTGGAACATTATTATCCGTTCAACCGATGATATCGGTGAGCGTGCTATCCAGTTATTTGATGGCAACATAACACAACAAGATTTTATTACTCAGTTGGCACCGCACATCAAATCATTTGGCGATGACCTAACAACATTTATGCGCTACACAAGGCCAGGCTACACACCTGAGCAGCACGCAGCAGCAGTTTATGATGACCTAAAGAACTTGTTTAGTCGTCAAGATGGTCAGTCTGTTAATCAAGATTTACTAGGTAAGATCCGCAAGGTAGATGAAAATGGTAACGCCTTTATTGATTTAGAGGACTTTAACCTAGAAGATCTACCAACAAACATTGAAGATCTACCTGCATCTGTAGCAGGACCTACATTTATGCCAGTAATGGAAAGCAAGAACATTCTTACTGACCTATCTAAGCGTGGATGGACCTGGTTAGGTGAGTCAAACGCACGTTTCTCACGTGAACCATTGGTCGTTAACGCAGCAGTTCGCTACTATGATGACCTAAATGCACCAGGTGGCTACGCAGAAGATCTGATTAACCAGTACACCAAGGGAATTAAAGACCCTGAAGCGCTACAATCAGCAACAGATGCAGCAAAAGCACAGGTTGTACGCATATCTGAGGAACTTGCACTGGAATCTACGCTTGCATTTGTGGATAACCCTGCACTTCGTACACAGTTAGCCTGGTCTGCACGTAACTTTGCTCGTTTCTACCGTGCAACTGAAGACTTCTACCGTCGTTTGTACCGTACTGCTAAGTATAACCCAGAGGCTATACAGAAAGCAGCACTAACTTACGAAGGTGTAAGTCATTCTGGGTTCGTACAGAAGGATGACCAGGGTGAGGCGTACTTTGTCTACCCAGGTTTGGCTCCTGTCTACGGTGCAATGAAGAAGACATTAGATTTGTTCGGTCTTGGAGACAAGTTCGTAGCACCATTGCCACTAGAGTTTAGTGCAAAGTTAAAGATGCTTACACCATCCTTTGATCCTGAGTCTTGGGCACCAACATTCTCTGGTCCACTAGCAGCATTGCCATTGAATACTATCTATTCTCTAGTGCCAAGTCTTGCTAAATCTGAGAACGCAATTATGGCTCGTGTTGGTAAAGAACTAGGTTCTGTAGAGCGTGCAACACTTGGTCCTATTGGACAAGATCAACCGTTTATTAACGCATTGCTACCAGCACACGTGAATAGATTACTTGCTGCTATGAACAAGGATGAGCGCGAGTCTCAATACGCATCAGCATTCCGCAAGGCTGTAACATATCTTGAAGCAGCAGGTGTAACACCAGGTGCGGATGCATCTCCAGGCGAGATGAAGGAATATCAAGAAGCACTAGAGGCATCAGTCCAGAGCATCTTGGGTGTTCGTTTCGTTGCAGGTTTCTTTGCTCCAGCAAGCCCATCTGTATCTCTAAAATCAGATATGGCTGAGTGGGCACGAGATAACGGTAACGTTAACTTCAAGCAGACCTGGAACAAACTGATTAACAAGTACGCAGAGCAGGGATCTGAAGATCCTTACGGCGAAGCAATGGCTGACTGGGTGAAGTTCTTCCCTAAGCAGATTCCATTTACTGTTAATGAGTCAGATCCACAGGTATTGCCATACTTCCAGTCCAGTAATGAGGCATCAAAGTGGGTAGAAGATAACCGTGCTTTGGTCAAGAAGTACCCACAAGGTTCAGCGTTCTTGATTCCAAATACTGGTGAGTTTACCTACGATGCATACCAGACATTGATGAATAACGGGTATCGCCAGAAGAAGTTAATCGGTGATTACCTGAAGGAAGTATCAGTAGCCAAGGATGAGCAACTCTATTACTCACAAAAGGCTATCCGTGATGAGGCATTAACAGGTGCTTTCACAGATCGTGAACGTACTATTGTCAATGACAACTGGCAAGCCTGGTCTAAAGAATTTCTAGCAGCACGTCCATTACTACGTATGGAGTTTGCTAGTGCAGCAGAAAACACCATCAAGCGTGATGCAGCATTTGCTGATTTACGTGAGATGATTACTGAACCAAACCTTACTGGACCTACTATCAACCGTTTGCGGGATATGGTACGTGAGTACGATGACTACAACATCCTAGTTACTACTCAGTACAATTCAAACTCAGACCGTGATATTAGAGTACGTAAGTCCTACAAAGAATCATTACGACTACGCTTGCAGGAGATTGCAGCAGGAGATCCTAGTGCAACTTCTACATACAGCGTTCTATTTAGCAGATTGATTGGTGAATAATGGCAGACACGTTTATACCTTTTGACCCAAAGAAGGTACCAGCAACCGTCATTATCACAGGTGGCACAACAACAAAGACAAAGCAATACCAGGGTTCTAGCCTGGTAGATGTCGTTGTATCTGAGCCATTAGTCGCAGATCAGAACAAACTGCTTGCAGATTTTGAAGGATTTAGTCCTGACTATCGCAAGGCTCTTGCACAGAAGTTAAAGGCTGCAGGATATTACCGTGGTGATGTTACTAGTAAGCCAACTCTCAAGTTACAAGAGGCATACTTCAATGCCTATGCAGATCTTAATGCTTATACACGTCAGCGTTTTACTGCTCTTCCTGGTGAAGCACAACAGGCAACACCTGTGGATAACCTTGATACATTCCTAGCAAAGCAAACTACTGATGATGGTGGTGGATCTGAAAAGATTACCAAGATCCAGCAACAGAGAAAACTTAGCCCAGATAGTATCGAAGCAACTATCGACAAGGTGTTCCGTGATCTAACAGGTTCTGGTGCATCACAAGCACAGATTGCCAAGTACACAAAGAACATCCAGGCACAGATGGCTAAGCCACAGAATCTTGCTCAGACAGAGTACAAGGATATGGGTGGTGGAGTACAGCGCCGAATTGACACAGAGGCAGCATTTAATCCAGAGACTTATCTTATCGAAGAGGTATCTAAGGGTGATCCTGCTAAGGCAAGTAGCGTTATGGGGTTCTATGAAATATTCAACAAGTTTCTTGGGAGGGGATAATGGCTAATCCAGTAACCACTAAGTTAAACCAAATTAGTTCCCAGTACAGCGCAAAGGTAAAAAAACTTAGAGAATTAGAAGCACAGAAGAAGAAACCTTTTGTAACCGATGCTGAAGTTAAGTTACTTAATCAAGAGATTAACCAACTCAAGGCTGATGCTGAAGAAGACTTTAAGGAACTTGCTAAGTTAAAGAAGTTAGAAAAGACAGCAAAAGATTACACTAGTCTTCAGACCAAGATAAAAGAAAAGCAAGTAGCAATTGCTAAGGCTGAGGCTCGTGGAGAAGATACGACTCAGTTAGAGTCTGATAAAAACGATTTGACTGGCAAGTTTAATTCTATTGCTCCAAGCGTTGAAGAAACATTTCCTGAGGTCAAGGTAAAACCTGCAAAGGAAACAAAGACTGGTCCACTGGGTAATGTCCAAATGAGTACTGGCACAACTATTGCTCAGACTGCAACATCTAAAGCAGCATCAGCAAAAAAGAAAACAGATATTGTTGAAGAGCCTGCAGCAGAAGGCAAGCCAAAAGAAACAAAGAAGAAGACACCCAAGCCAGTAGAAATTCCTGCTGGATTTAATGTAGGAACGTTCCGTGCTGCAGATGAAGCATCTATGGCTAAGGTAAACAAGACTGGCACAGTAGATGCCACTGGCAAAGAAGATATCAATGCTATTTATGATCTTGCTCGTTCTAAGTACGACAATGTAGATTCTATCTTCTTGTATGATCCAGAACTCAAGCAAATTCTTATTGATGCTGTTGGAGATATTGCAACTGCTAAAGATGATATGGAGCCAACAGAGTTCCTTCGTCGTCTTAATGCATCTGACTGGGCTATTCGTAATGCTGGTACATACCGTGCCCGTGATGCACAACGCAGAGAATATAACGAGACTCTTGACAAGTATACAAAACAATTAGATATGGCTGATACCCAAGAAAAGAAGGATGCAATTCTTTCTAAGATTGGTCAGTTAAAAACTACATCTGCTTATGCTCGTGGTCTTGCATCTGCTAAGGCTTACATTGAAGCAACTGCATCAGGCCTTACTGGAACTATGTCTCCAGAGCGTCTTGATGCTTTTGTTAAGCGTATGTATGACTCTGCTAATGACAAAGATCCAAACATTATCAATCGTGAATTAGCAGCGCTTATCTCATACAAGCCTGGTATGAAACTAGGTGGTTCGGTAGGAGCAGAGTTAACCGATCTTCGTGCAACAGCACGTGCTAATGGCTTTGACTTAGACACATCATTTGGTTCTAGTATCAATGACTGGCTACAACGTCTTGCCAAGGGCGAGTCTATCGAGACATTTAAGAACACTATTCGTGGTGCTGCTAAGTTAGGTCTACCAGACAAGGTAGCAAACCTACTAGACCAAGGATTAGATCTTAAAGATATCTATGACCCATACAAGAAAGTTATGGCATCTGTGCTGGAAGTAGCGCCTGATTCAATCAGCCTAGACGACAAGACATTACGTATGGCTATTGGTCCTGAGAAAGAAATGTCGATCTATGATTTCCAGCGCACACTTCGCAAGGACCCACGCTGGCAGTACACTAACAATGCACGAGAAGAATCATCCGATGCAGTATTGGGCGTTCTTCGTAACTTCGGATTTCAGGGGTAATTAAATGGCAGATAAACTAGTTACGGATATCAATAAGTTATCCAAGTCAACACAGGCTACAATTGCTGCTAATGCAGAGTCGCAAGGTATTACCCCACAAGAATATCTAACATCTCGTGGTGGTCTTTATGGCTCTGGTTACTATGGAGATACTCCAGAGTTTCGTCGCTTAGGCGATGCTGAGTATGCGGCGGCAGTAAAAGCAGGTGGTGCTGGTGCTATTAACGCAGCCCTTACTGCTAAGAAGCGAGCAGCATATATTGCAGATCCATCTCTTATTTCAAACCCACGCCTTCGTCTTGCTTTTCAAAATAAAGCAATCACAATTGATGAACTTCTTAACGCTGAACTTCCAGGTTCTGCTCCAATGTCGCAAAGAGGATTTGAAGCAATTGGTGCTATGGCAGATGGAACCCCTATCTACGGTTATGGTGCTGACGGAAGACCTGTAACTTCACCAACAGGTGTTATCTATTCAACTACATCAGCATCGGATGCTGTTACTAAGTTTACTTCTGGATCAGCACCTTTATCAACAAGTTCTAGTGCTACTGCAACAGGTGTTGCTGGAACTATGGATGAAGATTACAAGGATCGCAAATCTGCTTATGACCTACTGCTATCAGAGTTTAAGCAGTACGGACTTGAAGCATTAGTTACTCCATTAAAATCTTTGATTGAAGAAGGTGTATCTCCATCAGAGTTTACACTTCGTCTACGTGAGACAGATGCCTACAAAAAGCGCTTTGCTGCTAACGCACAACGTGTGGCTAAAGGTCTGCGTGCACTATCTGAGGCTGAGTACATCGGAACTGAAGACCAATACCAAGATGTAATGCGTCGCTACGGTATGCCTGAGTCCTATTACAAAAAGGGTGACCTTGGAATCCAGAGTGGTTTTGAAAAGTTCCTAGCAGGAGATGTATCTGCAGTAGAACTAGAAGACCGCATCCAGACAGCACAGAATCGTGTGGTTAACTCTAACCCAGAAGTTTCCAAGGCGCTTAAAGAATTTTATCCTGGTATCTCTAATGGAGATATCTTGGCTTATGTATTAGATCCAGCCAACGCTATCGAACAGATCAAGCGTAAGGTAACTGCTGCTGAAATTGGTGGTGCTGCAATTCAATCTGGACTCAAGGCTGGTATGACTCGCGCAGAAGAACTTGCTGCTGCTGGTATTACCAAGCAACAAGCACAGCAAGGATTTGGAACTATTGCTGGTGGACTACAACGTGGTTCACAACTTGCATCTATCTATGGAGAAGATCCATATAGCCAAGCAATTGCAGAGACA